GCCTCTTTTTGCAGTCTGTTTACAATGTCCAGCACTGACAGCACCATTTGCTCGTCTGCAGGGTCAGACAACAGAGCGTCCTTTGTTTTGAATAGAGTTATCCAACACTCCAACAGCTCTTCTCTCGTGGGTTTTATCATGACGCCAGCACCTCCACAAGTAAGACACTGCCGAAAATGATGAGACACCATCCAAAACACTGCATCGATTCTTTGAAATCATTTGACATACTAAAACTCTCCTTCGTTTTGTTTTTTGTTTTCCCATGCTTCCCACAGGACATTGTCTAAAGCTTTGTTGATCTTGTTGTCCTCGATGATTCTACCACCTAGGGAAACGCTTGTAAACTCTACAAACTCAGGACATGAGACATATATACCCTCGTAGTCTGCAGGTTCAAAGTAGACACTACAGGACCCTGAGACTCTGCCCACGTCAAACTCTAGGGTAGTACTAGGCATTGTGCACTACTCCATTGTGAAAATCGTAGGACAAAGGCCCTGCTTCCTGATAAACAGCGTCAACAATCTCTGGATACTCTGATTCTATCTGTTCAATCTTCTGGTATGCGAAGATGTCGTTTGTTTTAACTGTACGCTCTACTAGTGCCAAATACTCTTTTATCAATTCGTTCATTCTATAGTCTCTCTAATATGTCTGCAAGGTTGTGAGAAGCGTAGTCGCTACCTTCGCTACTGTATCGCTTTATCAAACTGCCGTCAGCTCCTCCTGAATGTAGGCATATATAGTAGTCTGTTTCTGCCAGTGTTTTTATGAATGTGCAATTGTCGCAGTCGTGTTTATGGTTTGGCATACTACGCTACCTCCTTACCGTCTAACATCACAACACCTTTGCGAGTGCATACGTCTGCGCCCAAAGCACGTAAACGGCTCATTGTGGTGCGTGTGGGCCAATCCTTAAGAGTTTCCGTGTCTACCTGTACGTCGTCACCAAAGCGCCAAACACGCGCTATATGGTGTCCGTGTAGGAATACTTCAGACATGCCGTTATTGTGTGACGTGACCATAGTATTACCGTTGCTCCAGTTGTTACCGTGGGCAATGGCTCTGTTCATCTCTAGTTCAATCTTTCTCATCTTGTGTTTTCCTTGTGTTGTGAATTGTGGAAGATACTACAGCAAAGCCCACGAGTCAACATGGGCAGTGCTTTAGTGTCTTTATCTGCCTCTTACAGCTCTCCTGACAGATCTTGTCATAGGTAAACCAGAGTTTAACACTGCAGAGCTATCATCGCCCATTGTGCCTTCGTACAGTACCACTTCATCAAAGAACGGGTAGTCGGACGCGTCTTCACGGTTGAACGCGATTATAGTCTTCAGATCGGCACCAGATTCGCCAGTTATTATGTCTTTTACGTATATCTCGTATATGTTGTATTTAGTAGCCATAAAACAAAGTCCTATATAGTTAATTGATGTGGTAACTTTAGCAGATTGGGCGACCATTACAACCTCCAAGAATAACTATTTTTTACAGTGATAAACCACTATAATTACTCATGATGTGCCTTGTGTTGTGCCTCGTGTCGTGCTAGGCGCTCTGAGGGCCCTACACTAGTTCACACACTTGTGCAACCTGTTTTTCTCTTAAGCAAAACCCATGCCAACAACAACATTGGCACAGAAGTTGCACCCATGCAAGACTCGTGCCAACTCTGGACCTGGCACAGAAGTTGCACCCCTGCAAAACCCATGCCAACTCTGCGCCCATGCAAGACTCATGCCAACTTTAGGTTATGCAAAAGTCATGCCAATGTTGGACCGGGGGGAGGGGGTTGACCCATGATGATAATTGTAGTAGCCACCCAAGCACAAAATAGGTGAAAATTAGGAATATTACCCCATGTTTTAACAACTGTAACTACTTGTTCTGCCTCGTATTACTACTACTGCCTGTCCACAGCCATAAATAGCTTGACTTATGTGAAGACTTATGTTATACTATAGTTGTAATTAGGGACAATTTGTGTTATGACCACTGAATTAAAAAAGAGAGGTCGTGGCAGACCCCGGAAGTCAGAAGTAGCCGCTGTAAAACCCGGTAACAAGGGTAAAGTGGGTAGACCCAAGGGTGACGCTGCTATTATCAACGAGTACAAAGCTCGTATGCTGGCTTCTCCTAAGTCTAAAAAGGTCCTAGAGACTATTTTTGATGCAGCTTTGGACAACGACCATAAGAATCAGGCTTCTGCATGGAAGTTAATTATGGACCGTATGTTACCAGTAGGTGCATTTGAAAAAGAAGTCACCAAAGACGGTGGCAGAAACGCCATACAAATCAACATTACTGGTGTTGGTACTGTAGACGTAAACGACAGTGACATAATTGAAGGAGAAGTAGTGAATGAATCTTGAGTTCTTTACCTTAGATGAGTTCAACTGCCAAGTCACTGGTGAAAACAAGATGGAACCAGAGTTCCTACAGAAGCTTGATCGTTTACGTGCCGGGTGTGGGTTCCCGTTTGTCATCACGAGTGGTTACAGACACCCCATAGAGCATCCTATTGAAGCATCCAAGGAAGTTCCGGGGACCCATGCCCAAGGCATTGCAGCAGACATCCAAATAATCAGTGCTTCCCAAAGGCATACCATTGTGTCTGAGGCTCTAAAGCTGGGCTTCAAGGGCATAGGCATTGCTAAAACATTCGTCCATGTGGACACACGTGGCACAACTCCTGTGATGTGGTTGTACTAATGTTTTTTACACAACACAAAACACTGACTAACGATGCTGAGACAACAGTTCTCACTATCCCCAATGGTTTTCTTTTACACATTAATTATATCTTTGTGGCTAACCACGGTGGCAGCACAAATAGCATAGACCTGTGGTGGGAAAACAGTGCTGGTGCAGACCAAATGTACTTCTTTGACGGCACAAGTATTAACTCAGGAAACAAAGAAATCTTAGGTGGTCAATCTGAAACTCCTATATTTGTTTTACATCAGGGGGAAGTAGTGAAGGCAAAGGCTGCATCTTCGGGCGATATAGAAGTAGCCTTTACTTTTAACTTAGTAAATCAACCTTCGTTCCTCAACAACTACAACTGATAGTGACAACAGACTTAAACATAGAGTTACTTCCGTGGCAACAGGAAGTCTGGGCAGACGACACTAGATTCAAGATTATAGCAGCAGGTAGACGTACAGGTAAGTCCAGACTAGCTGCATGGATGCTGATTGTAAACGCTCTACAGGCCGACAGAGGCCATGTGTTCTACGTAGCACCAACACAGGGTCAGGCCAGAGACATCATGTGGCAGACTCTGTTAGAGCTAGGTAACCCAGTTATCTCAGGTAGTCACATTAACAACCTGCAGATTAAGCTGGTCAACGGGGCCACTATTAGCCTCAAGGGTGCTGACAGACCAGAGACAATGCGTGGTGTGTCACTGAAGTTCCTAGTGTTGGACGAGTACGCAGACATGAAGCCTGACGTATTTGAGCAGATACTTAGACCTGCTTTGGCTGACCAGAAGGGCTGTGCGATGTTCATAGGGACACCTATGGGTCGCAACCACTTTTACGAATTGTACAAGTACGCTGACCTAGGTGACGACGATACTTATAAATCATGGCACTTTACTTCCTATGATAACCCTGTACTTGACCCTGCTGAGATTGACGTTGCTAAAAAGTCCATGTCGAGCTATGCGTTTCGTCAAGAGTTTATGGCGTCATTTGAAGCTCGTGGGTCAGAAATGTTTAAAGAGGACTGGGTAAAGTTTGACGAAGAAGGTATTGACGACGGAGACTACTACATTGCAGTTGACTTGGCGGGGTTTGAAGAAGTCAACAAGAAACGTACTAAAAATTCTAAGCTGGACGAAACGGCAATTGCTGTGGTCAAGGTTAATCCTAATGGTTGGTACGTTGACAATATTATTTACGGGCGGTGGAGCCTTGACGAGACAGCAGCCAAAATCTTTCAGGCCGTTAGAGACTACAGACCAGTTAGTGTTGGCATCGAAAGAGGCATCGCAAAGCAAGCAGTAATGTCCCCTCTGGTGGACCTACAGAAGCGTCACGGGACGTTCTTTAGAGTCGAGGAGTTGACCCACGGTAACAAGAAAAAGACTGACAGGGTGATGTGGGCGTTACAGGGGCGCTTTGAGAATGGCTTTGTAACTTTGAACAGAGGAGAATGGAACTCTAGGTTCTTGGACCAACTCTTTCAGTTCCCAGACCCACTAACTCACGACGACTTAGTTGACGCTTTAGCTTACATTGACCAACTTGCAAACGTAGCCTATGACTATGACTACGAAATTGACAACCATGAAATTTTAGACGTAGTATCAGGCTACTAAAGACTGCAAAAGCAGCGGAGTAAAATATGAGTGAAATATTTGAACAAGACCCCCTGATGATAGAAGAATCTATCGAAGACTGGGTAATAACAAAATGTGAGGACTGGCGTGACCACTACGAGTCAAACTATGAAGCACGTTTTGATGAGTACTACAGGCTCTGGAGAGGTATCTGGGACTCTGCTGACAGTGACCGTAAGTCTGAGCGTAGTAGAATTATTGCACCAGCTTTGCAGCAAGCAGTAGAGTCAAACGTAGCGGAACTAGAGGAAGCTACTTTTGGACGTGGCAAGTGGTTTGACGTCAGTGACAACTTAGGTGACACAGAGCGTCAAGACGTAATGTTCCTAAGAAACAAACTCACGGAAGACTTTGAGGACTGTAAGGTCCGTAAAGCAGTAGCAGAGTGTCTCATTAATTCTGCAGTGTTTGGCGTAGGTATTGGTGAGATTGTAATTGAGGAAATGAAGGAGATGGCTCCAGCAACTCAGCCTATCATGGGTGGAGACTTGCAAGCAGTAGGAGTTAACATTACAGAGCGTGTCAAGGTTAAACTCAAGCCTGTGATGCCACAGAACTTCCTGATTGACCCTGTGGCTACAAGCATTGAAGAAGCTATGGGTGTTGCCATTGACGAGTTCGTGAGCTTACACCAAGTAGAACTTCTGCAGGAACAGGGTGTCTACAAAGACGTTTACGTAGGTTCTGCTGCTCCTGAATCTGATTTAGAGCCTGACCAAGACATTACAGTCTACAGTGACGACAAAGTGCGTCTTACGAAGTACTACGGCTTAGTACCACGAGAACTGCTAGAGAACGCTACAAAAGATGAGTTCGAAGAA